AAACGAGTGAGACGCCATGACGACCTTCTTCTCGGTCGCCGGTGGGGCGGGGGACCAGACGGTCCCGGCCGCGACGGCCGCATTCCACCTGAAGTTCGTCAGCAACCCGTCCATGCCCACGACCGGGCTGCAGTGGTACTCGAACATCCGCCCCAATGTGGCGTTCGGGTACATGCAGCTGTCGTACTACCGCAGCCCCGGCACGCAGTACATCACCTTCGCCACCGCGGTGGGTGGGCCGGGCAGCAGCTCGCTCGGCTCGTTCGTGACGATCAACATCACAGGCACACCCGACATCGAGGTCTACGTCACCGCGACCACGGCCTACCTGTTCATCGCCGGCTCGCTGGGCGTGATCTTCACGCACAACCTCACCTACAGCTCGGCCTACCCGGCCAACCAGACCGACCCCGGATCGCAAGTGACCTCATTCCTCGGAGACGACGCGGCGCTGCCCGCGCTGAACTTCTGGACCAACTTCGTCGAAACGACAGAAACACCATAGGGGCACACCATGCCAGTTGACGCCGCAAAAGCCAGCCACGTCTGGAACCGCTACTGTTTCGCCCGAGACAACGGCCACAATCGCTACGTGATGAAGGCAGACCTGTGCGAGCGCCACTTCGCCGGCGACCAGTGGGACGTGCAGGACAAAGCCCGCCTGGCGCTCGTGCGCCGTCCCGCGCTCACGATCAACAAGATTCTGGGTACTGTCGGCAATGTGCTCGGCGAGCAGATCGGCAACCGCAGCGAGATCGCGTTCCGGCCGCGCAACGGCGCCAACGCGGCCACCGCCGACACCCTGAACAAGGTCTTCAAGCAGATCAGCGACGCCAACCAGCTCGACTGGAAGCGCAGCGACATGTTCGCCGACGGCATCATCGGCTCGCGCGGCTACATCGACATCCGCTTGGGCTTCAACGACCAGATGCAGGGCGAGGTCGTCTACGAGCACCTGAATCCGAAGAACGTCATCCCCGACCCCGACGCTGACCAATACGACCCCGACACGTGGAGCGAGGTCTTCACGACGAAGTGGGTCACCGCCGACGACATCGCGGTGCTCTACAGCCCGGAAGACGCCGAGTTCCTGCGCAACCGCGAGAGCAGCGCGTTCCCCTACGGCTACGACTCCATCGAGCTGGGACGCGACCGCTTCGGCAGCCGCATGTCCTTCGGCTACCACACTGGCCAGGACGACTCGAACGTCCTGCGCAACATCCGCCTGATCGAGCGCCAGTACCGCGAGCTGGACAAGCAGAAGCACTTCGTCGAGGTCGACACCGGCGACATGCGCCCGATCCCGGCCGACTTCACCCGCGACCGCATCGCGTTCTTCGTCCAGAAGTTCGGATTCAAGGTCGTCACGAAGCTGGTGCGCCGCATCAAGTGGACCGTGATCGCTGACAACGTAGTGCTGCACGATGACTGGAGCCCCTACAAACACTTCACGCCGGTGCCGTACTTCCCGCACTTCCGGCGTGGCACCACGATCGGCCTGGTCGAGAACCTCACCGGCCCGCAAGAGCTGCTGAACAAGGTCACCAGCCAGGAGCTGCACGTCCTGAACACGACGGCGAACTCCGGCTGGAAGATGAAGACCGGCGTGCTTACCACGATGAGCGTCGAAGAGCTCGAACAGCGCGGCGCCGAGACCGGCCTGGTCGTCGAAGTCAACGACATGGATGGGCTCGAGAAGATCACGCCGAATGCCACGCCGCAGGGCCTGGACCGCATGAGCTTCAAGGCTGAAGAGTCGATCAAGAGCATCAGCGGCGTGTCCGACTCGATGCAGGGCTTCGACCGCGAGGACGTGGCCGCGAAAGCGATCCAAGAAAAGAAGAAATCCGGATCGACCAACCTCGTCAAGCCGCTCGACAACCTCGTGCGCACCGACTATTTCATCGCGCGCAACACGCTCGACCTGATTCAGGAGCACTACACCGAGGCGCGCATCCTCACCGTGCTCAAAGACTCCATGACCGGCGAAACCGAGGACGTGGGCATCAACCAGGTCGATCCGGCCACCGGCAACGTCGTCAACGATCTCATGCTGGGCGAGTTCGGCGCCGTCATCACCTCGGTGCCGCACAAAGAGACCCTCGAAGACAGCCAATTCGACCAGGCCGTCGCGCTGCGCGAGCTGGGCGTCAAGATCCCCGACTCGGTGCTCATCAAGAACAGTCGCCTGCTCGACAAGGCCGAAATTCTCGAGCAGATGTCGAACGAGGCGAACAGCGAAGCCGCCCAGAAGGCCGCCGCCACGCAACAGGCGCTCGCCGATGCCGAGGTCGTCAAGACGCAAGGCGAGGGCGCGGTCAAGCACGCCGACGCCGGCCTCAAGACGGCCAAGATCGCCGAGACGCAGGCCAAGACGCAGGCCAAGACGCAGGAAATCATGCATGGCGAGCCCGACCAAGACGACGGCACCGACAGCCAAGTCAAGATCGCCGAGGCCGCGCACGGCATGGACCTGAAGGAGCGCCAGTTCGACCACGAGCAGAACGTCGATGCGGCCACCCTGCGCCTCAAGCAGCAGGATCAGGACAACAAGCAACGTGAGGCTGCCAAGGCCGCCGCCGACGACCGCGTGATGAAGCGCCAGCAGGCCGCCAAGGCTGCAGCGGCCGGCAAGGTCTCGTACACTCAGCCCTGATCGAAGTTCGATCTAACCACCGGAGATAGACGATGTTCAAGCCACACTTCCACGTGTACCGTGCCCCCGACGGCGATTCAGGCTCGGGCGGCGACGACCGCGGCGACAACTGGACCCCGACCGAGGGCGTCGATGACGCGGCCGCAGCGCTGGTGAAGCCGGTCGTGGCCGTGGTGGACGACGAGCCGCCACCCAAGGCCGAAAAACCGGCCGCCAAGACGACCCTGGCCGCCGTGGCGGATGACGCGGACGCGGACGCCGAAGCCGCTGCAGACGCGGCCCAAGCAGCACAGGACGTCGCCGACGAGGCCGCCGGCAAGCCCAAACGCAAGGAAAACCGCCTGCCGCTGTCGCGCGTCAACGAGATGATTGCCAAGGAGCGCGAGGCCCGCGCGGGCGTCGAGGCCGAGCTGGCGAAGTACAAGCAGGGCGCCACCGTCGCCGACGTGAACGCTGCGATCACCGCCACCGAGACGAAGCTGGTCGAGCTCGAGAAGACGTACGCCCAGCACGTCGTGGATGGCGCCGCTGACAAGGCCGCGGCGGTGATGACCGAAATTCGCCGCACCGAGCGCGCGATCAACGAAAAGTCGTCGGAGCTGCGCGAGACCGCCGCCGTCGCCCGCGCCGTCGAGAGCGTGCGCTACGGCACGACTGTCGAGCGCCTGGAAGCGACGTACCCGGCCCTGAACGAGGACCACGCCGACTACGACAAGGGCAAGGCCGGCGAGGTCGTTGAGCTGATGAACGCCTACAAGACGCAGGGCTACGCTCCGAGCGCCGCGCTGCAGAAGGCCGTGAAACTCATCATGCCGCCCGTGACGAAGGCGCAAGAGGCCGCCACCGAGGTCGAGGCCCGCGTGGACCCGAAAGCCGTCGAAGCCGCACGCAAGGCCGCGGCCGTCGTCAAGACCGCCGAGACCATCGCCAAGACGCCCGCCAGCGCCGCCAAGACCGGCCTGGACAGCGACAAGAGCGGCGGCGGCGCGCTCAGCGCGAAGGAGGCCATCAAGATGTCCCACAAGGACTTCAGCGCCCTCAACGACGAGACGCTCGCCACCATGCGTGGCGACGTGCTCTAAACCACCCACCCACGAAGGAGAACGAAAATGACGAAATCCGTCCGTATCGAGAACGCTGACACCTCGAACTACAAGGTCCGCATCCGCGAACAGAACCTCGATACCGCGACTGGCGAGTGGGTCGACACGCTGGGCGAGGCCTACCTGCTGCTCTTCCCGACGGCCATGGTGACGCTCGGCGTCCACTCGCACCGTCGCCTGATCGTCGAAGAAGTGGCAGCATGAACAACATCCAATCCCCCGCGCCCGACACCGACGAGTCGATCGAGGCCCTGCTCCAGCGCAAGGGCCTGGTCGCGGCGCGCGTCACGCCGGCCGACATCGAAGACGCGATCAGCGAGACGGTCTACTTCACAGCCGGGCAGGGGCAGCACGGGGCGGACATGACCGCGCTGCGCGCCCAGTTCACCGACAAGATGCTCTCCATCCCGAGCATGGACGACGCGGGGCCGCTCACCTACGCGGCGGGCCCGCTCTCGTTGCTGACCTTCTGCGTGCTCGTGCTGAAGAACGGCTTCACCGTCACCGGCGAGAGCGCCTGTGCCAGCCCGGAGAACTTCGACGCCGAGGTCGGCCGGCGCGTCGCGCGCGAGAACGCGAAGCAGAAAATCTGGCCTCTGCTGGGCTTCGCGCTCAAGCAGAACCTGTACGACACGGCGATGTTCCTGTCGATCACCGAGCCCGTCACCAGCTGACCGTTGCATCTCGTTTCATGAAGAGCCGCACACGCGGCTCTTTTTCGTTTAGAGTTCGATCCATCGTAGATCGAACCTCAACGTCAGCAGGTTCACTCGCAGGCACGAAGCGTCATTCGGCGAAGTGGGCACCAAACGGTGTCTGGTATCTAACTTCGATCTGAATTGAAAAGGCGACCATCATGTCGTTGACGAACTTTGGCCTGCTCACCTCCGAGCAGAAGACGATCTGGTCCATGGATCTGTGGAAGCAGGCCCGCAACCAGTCGTTCATCAGCCGTTTCCTCGGCTCGGGCCCGAACTCGCTCGTGCAGCACATCACCGAGCTGAAGAAGTCGGAAAAGGGCGCACGCGCTGTCATCACGCTGCTCGCCGACCTGACTGGTGACGGTGTTGCAGGTGACCGCACGCTGGAAGGCAACGAAGAAGCGATGCAGACCTTCGATCAGGTCATCCGCATCGACCAGTTGCGCCACGCCAACCGCCACGAAGGCCGCATGGCCGATCAGAAGTCGGTCGTCGAGTTCCGCGGCAACAGCAAGAACACGCTGGCCTACTGGCTGGGCGACCGCCTGGACCAGATGGCCTTCAGCGCGCTCGCCGGTCGCAGCTTCGCGGTCCGTCCGAACGGCTCGGCCCGCACCGGCTCCGACCTGCCTTTCCTGGAGTTCGCTGCTGACGTGAGCGCACCGTCGACCAAGCGCATGCTGCGCTGGGACAACGTGAACAAGGTGCTGAAGGACTCGGTTTCGGGCAGCAACACCTCCAGCGCGATCGTCAACACCGGCGCTGTCGCCACCTCGGACTACCCTTCGTGGCAGATGTTCGTTCAGCTCAAGGCCTACGCCAAGGACCGCTACATGCGCGGTGTTGGCACCGACGGCGGCGAAGAGACGTTCCACGCGTTCCTGACCCCGCAGGCGATGGCCAAGCTGAAAGCCGACAACGACTACAACCTGAACCTGCGCCACTCGCTGCAGACCGACAAGAACGACAAACTCTTCTCGGGCAGCTCGGTGAAGATCGACGGCATCTACCTGCACGAGTTCCGCCACGTGCCGAACGTGTCGCAAGGCATCTCGGGCACCAACATGTACGGCTCCGGCCTGAACTTGCAGGGCTCGCAAGTCCTGTTCTGCGGTGCACAGGCGCTCGGCATGGCCGACATCGGTGCCCCGGAGTGGAACGAAAAGGGCTTCGACTACGACAACAGCCAGGGCATCTCGGTCGGCAAGATCATGGGTTTCCTGAAGCCCAAGTTCGGCACGATCTACGAGGCCAACAGCGTCGAAGACTTCGGCGTGCTGTCCTGCTACGTCGCCCAGTAATCGACTGAATCAGGAGCATCCACTATGTCGAAACTTCTCGCTACCCGCTCTGCGCAGTACACCCTGACGCAAGAGTTCGCGTTCAGCTGGAACAACTGGGTCATCGACTCGGTTGACGGCGCCAAGAAGACCCTCGGGTCGACTGTGGCGCTGTCCACTGATCCCCTCGAACCGGCACTGAACGGCCCGGTCGCCAACACCATCGTGTTCGACTGCAGCCCGATGCCTCCGGGCACCGTCCTGATGGGCGGCGCGGTGATCGTCGAGACGGCCTTCGCCGGCCCGACCGCCGCCACGGTGTCGCTCGGTATCGCCGGCAACACCACGGTGCTGGCCAGTGCGGTGGACTTGAAGACGGTGGCCCGCACGGCACTGGCCCTCACGTCGCCGCTGGTCGCCAATGTCGGCCAGAACCTGCGCGCCACCATCGCCTACACCGTGGCGAACGCCACGGCAGGCAAGGGCCGCCTCCGCGTCGACTACACGATCGACGGTCGCAGCAACGAAGTCCAGGCCACCTGATCGGAACCTGACTGAGTAAGAACGGGGCTTCGGCCCCGTTCTTGTATCCACCCCACCGGAGAAGACCCATGAAGTTCATGCTGTCACGCAACCGCACGATCGCCTCGACCTGCGGCATTTCCATCGAGTTCAAGAAGGGTGAGCTGCACCTCGTGCCGCCCGCCATGTACGCCGAGGTCATCGCTGCAGGCGGTGTACCCGAGGGCGAGCTGACCGAAGACGAGCTGCCCGAGGGCGCCGCCACGCCCGAGGCCCTGGCCGAGCGCGAGGCCGCCATGATCGCCGCCTTCGAGAAGATCGTCCTGCGCAACGAGCGCGGCGAGTTCACTGCCGGCGGCATGCCGCACAGCGCCGTGCTGGCGCGCGAGCTGGGCTGGGCGGTCCAGGCCAAGGAGCGTGACGCCGCCTGGATCAAGTTCACCGCCGGCAAGGACTGATCCACGTGAGCATCGAGGTGGTTTCCGCTCGTGTTGACTCATTGACCCGCGACGTGTCGCGGGTCGAAGGGACGGTAGACGGTATGGACAAGAAACTCGACACCCTCGGCGAAGC